CAGAGTCCCAATCAGTAGGCACATAATTGCGGTTGTACTCTACGTCCTTAGCACCCAACACTTTGTAATACTTCTTCTTTTCTAAGAGGTCTTTAAACACCTCACGCGCATTGTCAGCAGCCCTTTGGACTTCCATAGGTGAGTTCTTGTAAACTTCATCACTACGAACAGCCTTAGTCACTAGGATTTCAAAGTCACCTTCAGACTTAATACCTCTTCTGCGTTTATTGTTAACTCTCCACTGGGCAAACTCAGGAACCATGCTATTAGCTAACTTAACTCTTGAGGAACGTGAAAGCTTTGTTTGAATAGCGGAAGTACCTTGTATGTTAGTACCGCCTACATTATCTGCACGATTGTTATGCACCATAATATTCACAAGGTTTTTTACAATCGGGTTTTTAGATGACCGTAAGTAAGCCCCTTGAGAGGTTATGTTATTTATCCAACCTCCAAATATCTTCCCTTGTTCTGCTGGATTTTCATTATCAATTGTGTTCTTAGGTGTAAAGGTATCTTCAGCTTCTAAAGAGTTACGAATAGCAGGTACTTCTTCAGCACCGCCAGCAATCGCAGTGTCAACGGCATACTGCCTACTGTCATCTGCTGCTTTGCGTACTTTATGGCCTATGGTTCCTACTAGCCCACCAAACATAGTAGAAGCTGTTGCATCTACCATAATGTCGTAAGCATCATAATCAGGAAGAACCTGTGAGGCATAAATACCTGTTAGTGTTCCTTCTGCACCACTTATAGCTGCATATTTACCAGCAGTACCTAAACGACTAGCCCCTTGAGTAGAGGCAGATATTGAGGCCATTAAAGTCTTAATGTTTTTACCTGCTGCGGCTGTAGCTTTCATACCTGACAAAGCAGTACCAGCCATAGGTATGGCATTAAGAGCTAATGTTTCAGGAGTGACTACGGCTGAAGTAATCATTGCAAGGGCGGTTGTAAAAGGAGAATCGTCAAAAGTCTCAGCAATAACCTCACGGTTTTTCATAGTGAGTTTAACCTGCTCCATTCTTTGATCTAATTCAAGTTTAGAACCTGATTGGAATAGGTAATCGTGGTGTCCTTCTGGTACTGTCTTAAAGTAATCAGCGATAATATCTTCTGTAAAACTAAAAGATTCGTCAAACTCCCCATCGTCCACGTCCATGCTGCGGCTTGCCATGCTATAAATACTGGCACCTTCTTGCTGCATAGCCGTGAAAGTATCACCAAAGCCGTATTCAGTTTCTTGGTCTAAGTCCCAAAGCTGAGTCCTAGTGTTGTATTTCTTACCATTAGCCACGGCAGTCTCAGCTTCAGCAGTTAAACTAGGCATTGTTTTGGTAGGCTGTAGGAACAGTTCATTAATGTTTAATTCATCATCTTCCATTTTTATCTACGCCTCCTTTAACGTGCGCTTTTCTGTTTTTTACGGTTGACTTGGCTTTCTTTTTTACGGTTAGCTTTGTTTGTCTTTTCCGTTAGTGTTTGTGTAGCGGATAATCCTACTATTTCGTCAAGGTGGACAAGCTTTGAATAAGGCCCACTAAAAGGCGTTCTTAAGTTTTGTCCTACATATCTAAAAGTGTTGCCACGTCCTGTAGGCTGTAAAGAAAGCTGACCTTCTTCATACCCACCGTTTGCTGCAACCATTCTTGAAATATGTAACTCAGCGTCTTTAGTAAACTCAAGGCGGTCTACATTTAAGTTACCTGTGAACACTAAAAACCCATTAACTAATGAGTGGTCATTTTTTATCTCTTCTGCATAATGCTCTGCTATGAGTTCGGGTTTTAATTGAGAGTGTTTAGCGATTGTGCGTATGTACTGCCTAACTGAGCCAGTAAACATATTCCTAAAATCATCGTCACTGACCCCATCAAACCATGAGTCCATTTTGCTAATTACTTCAGCAGTGGCTTCTTCTATCTCGGCAGGGTTAGGTTGAAGACCAGAATCCCTAGAGGTAATAATTGCTTGAAGGGCATCTGTTGGGGTTGGGTATACTTCTTTAAGAATCTGAAACTCTTTAAAGGCTGTGAGGTCTTTGGGATTTGTAATGTACTGACTTATCATGCGAGGGTTGGCAGCGTATATCTTCATAAGCTTGTCCATTCCTTTTGCAGCATGAACTAAGTTACCAGCACCTAATTCTTTAAAGGTTTGTGTAGCTTCTACTTTCCAGCTTGAGTTAACTAAGTTAGCCCTGCTGTATGCGCTTACCTCTTTAGTGAAATCACCTCCACTATCCTCTTTTATCTGCATGGCGGCTTCTCGGTCTAGGTCGGCCCTAGAGAGAGTTTGGCTTCCTTTGGAGTCTGTGTACACAACCTCTTCTTCAGGTTCACCACCAGCAATGATTACTGCAACGGCTCTCGTAGATGCTTGCTGTTTAATAGCAAGGTCGTTTTGAGAAACTAAAGCAGCGTTTTGGGTTTTACCCAGTGACATATACTGATTCTCAGTAAATAAACCTAAGTCATACATAGCAAAGGCGGCTTCGTTATCTTCTGCTGTATAGTTACCTGCTGCGGCTTTATCTTGGTAATTGATTAGATCAAGGGTGGCTGCTTTTTGTCTCTTAGATAAGTCATTAGCATTAGCAACTGAATTAAGAGCAATCATTTTATTAGTAAATGCTGGCCCACCAAACCCCGATTCTAAAGCGTAGTCTCCTATGTAAGTATCACCAAACAATTCTCCACGTCTTTCTTGTTCTGCTAGTAAAGCGTTTTGTATATCAGTGTTAGAGAAACCGTTGTTATCTTTTAAAATTGTCTCCATATCTTTAAGCATGAAGTTTAAAGAGTTTTGGATTTCTTCAGGAGTGCTGCCCTCTAACTCACCCATCTTTAAGTCAACAGTGTCACTAAGTAGGCTAGAACCTGCGTTCTTTAAATCCAGCCTTTGCCAACCTTCTGACGAAGCTTTGCTAGTGGCGTTCACCATTTGGTCAATAGAATTAGCAAGCTGCTCTTTGTAAACAGGGTCATCTACTTGACTTAGTGTAGCTTCGGCTAGTTCTTTAAATTCAGGAGTCTCTTTAAGCAGTTCTCCAGTTTTCCTAGCATTGACTTCTTGTTCCATTATGGATTTTAAGCCAATGTTAAAACTGTTCTGAGCAGCTTGTTTTTTACTCACTTGAATCATATCAAGCTTGCGTTCTTCTTTGACCTCTACACGCTTTACATTCCCTGTAACGCTATCTAAAGCCTTACTGATCTGGTCGTTACGTGCAGGTCGTACAAAGGTATCAACTACTGAAGCTTGGGGTTGTAGGCGCACCTGATTGGGTTGTTGTCTTGGGGTCTGTACTCGTTTAGTAGCCACGGCTCTAATTCCTTTTTACTTGGGGCCAGTTACGCCCTTTATAGTCTTTTTAAATGGATTCTTTAAATTCTTAAAATAACTTGGATTGCTTTCGTAAGCGTTACCGCCAATACTTAAAGCTGTACCAACCATACTGGGGTAAGGTACTTCGTTAATACGGGACTGCCGCCTCGTTTTAGCACCTTCTTTCTCTTGTTTTATTTGTGCCTTAGTTGCTGAAAGATTACTGTCAGCCTTAGTATCATCAAATAGGTTTTGTCTTAGAATGTCAGACATAAGGGCATCGACTGATAACCCAGCTACACCAGACTCGCCAGCAGCTACTTTAGCTTTGGACATATCTCTCATTGATTGAATGTCAGCTTCTTGCCCTCTTTGGGACTCTGCTTCTTCTTCTTGGCGTTGCCTTAAGTTAAGTTGTCGAGCATCGTTTAAATAGGAAGCGTTAGCGTTACGCTCGTTAGCCTTGGCTTGTTCCTGTTGCTCACCTGCGGCAACTATGGAAGTCATGGCTGATAAAATTGTACTTGCTTCACACATTATGATTAATCCTCACGAACTCGTAGAAAGGTATACCCCCTACGCCAAACTTAGGAATCAGTTGTACGAATGAAAACCCAATATGATTGAGCCATGCAATACTGACTTTGTTTTTAGCATCTACATAGTTAACAAGTAGAGGGTATTGTTTATTTGTTTCTTTAACCCATTCCACTGACTGTGTAAGTAGGTCTTTCTTGATCTTAGGAATCTTGTCAGAACCTAGCATCCAAGGTGAGCCAATCAGATCATCAATGTGGGCGCACCCGAACATTCCGATTAGTTCACCTTTATATATGATGGATTGAGGTTTAGACGCTTCAAAGCCTTTTTGTAGAGCTTCAAGAGGGCTAGAACCGTTAGATGCTAGTACCTCTTTAACGTCTGCTTGTCGCATTTTTGCAGCAAGCTCAAACACGTCTTCCTGAACGGAATCACGATAATAGGCCATTGTTATTAAATCCTTGCTGTTCTTTGAGTTAAGAATCCTTCGTACTCAGCACTCTGAAGTACACAGGGTAGGTAACTGTCTGAAACAATCACGATCTGGGCATACTTAGAGCTAGTGTTAACAGACAGCCTAAAGCTTCCTGAAGCAAGGTTGGCTTGCCCTAGAAGGTTACTAAGTGAGCCTACAATTCTGCCGTTAAACTCATGCGTTTGAACAGCCCTAGCTTTGGGTGTGCTTTCAACTTTAAAGTAAGCTGTGTCGTTATATACGATATGGAAATTACGAATCTGAAGTTTGTTAGTAGTAACCGCTTTGTTGTCTTGCTTTAAGACTTGCTCACTAAACTGGTACTTAAAGAGGTAAGGCACACCTGCATAGATAACCGTATTTGAATTTGCGGCTACGTCTGCTATGGCTTCTGCCTGAGTTCTTAAACTTCCTGTGGTGTTCACAAACAGTGTGTTGCTGTCTGAGTATGGTAGTGACGAGCCAGTGACTTTATAACGCCTGTCTAATAGCAAGGCTCCACCACCGTAGTTAGTTAAGCTTGTGGTATAAACCATATCAGAACTTGCAGCATCACTAGCCAGACTGAGGTTTTCTAAATAGACCCCATCTGAGTATTCCATGACAAGCTTGATTGTTGAGCCGTTAAAGGCTGCTGAACATACCTTGCCTGTAAACTTCCATTCTGACCAAGCACTCTGTAGCTTCTCTTCACCACGCCAATAATAGCGATAAACAAAGACTGAGTTAGGCTTATCTTCCGTTAGCACTAACAACATATCTTCATTCGATGACGCTGATAAGCCTCTAATCGTACCGTCTAAATAGTTAGGTACATGGGCAGATACATCGGCAGCATCGTTGGTTTCTGAAGCTTGCTCTACGTAATACTCACGGACACCCGACCACTTACCTTTAGAAAACCCAAAGAACACATAGCGACCTGCACCTACTGGTTTAGCAGTGAGGTTTGCCTCAAAGTTAGTAGATACGTCAATGTGTACTGTGTCAGGTGTTAATAGCTCAGAAGCAGTCAACATGAACTGGGTTAGATCAGAGAAGATCAACAAGGATTCGTTAAATGGAATCGCGTGTTTCAGGATAGAGATTTGGTTGTTAGATACAGCCACGTCTATCGGGTTAGAATCAAGAGTGGTCAATACAGTCTTAGGGAAGAAGTTATAGAACTCTCCTGCTTCACTGAAGATAACATTCTCATCTGCTAAGAAACCTAAGCGGTTACGGTGAAAGAATATATCGTTAATCTTGTAGCCTATGAAAGAAGGTACAGGGTTAGTATCCTCATCCCCTGCTTCGCGGTCATCCCACGTCAAAGGTGCAAAGGTAAAAGTACCGTTAACTTCTTTACGAAGACTGTGGGGCATTGTGATATTGTTTATACGGTTCTTAAGGGCTGAACCATCGACTGCTTTATCACCTACAGTTTCTTTCCATATTAACTCGTTGTTGGTGTTATCACCTTGAGTCAGGTGTACATAGTGGTCATCTTGCTTCTTCTCATTACTACCTGCTACCTTGATCTTAAAGCCCACCTTACCTTTACGGGGGAGGTTCTTAAAGTCTATGGTTTGGCCTTTAAATGAGTAAAGGAATCTGTCACCTGCACCGTCACTTGACGTGATTGTGAAGTCAGTAGAAGCGTTTTTAACATAGATCACTGAGCCAATTCTTTCCTTAACAAAAGGAGAAGAAATAGATAAGTTGTTAAATAGCTGAGTAGCTATATAGTCCGTACCAATCTGAGCAGAGTGTGCAGATGATGAACCATCAGGAGTTGTATAAGTAGCTGTGGCACTACCCACTGTAATTTTATATGTAAGGCCGTAGTCAGCCTGTCGTACATAGAACATAGCTTCGTTAGGTCGTGCTGTAGGTACGTATGTATCTAGCAGAACAGTCTTAGCTTTATTTACTACAAAAGTAGTGTCACCTACAGACACAGCACTAATATCAGTTTCAAAACTGTTTATACCAGTAAGGTAAGTAGGGAGTGAAGTAATGGCATTACCATCTGCGTCATTAACCACCAGTGCTGTACCTGCCTGATTAAACACCTTAACACCTGCGGAGCTAAAGACTGCTGTGTAGTCCTCGGAGCTAGAGTATTTTATAGCGTGTAGGAATACATCGTTAGCGTTAGCTACACCAGACAGTTTGGCAATATGCTCTGTACAGGGGCGTTTCTCTAAGCCGCGAGTTACAGAAGAAAGACCATTCTCTTGGATTTCTGCTTGGCTGGCGTGTCTTAGGCTTGGGGGTTGTTGTGATACCCCATTTAAGAGGTTAGGTATAGAACCTGAGATTAAAGACATTTGGCTAACCCCATCGGTTTATAATTGAATAAGTGTCATAGTTATCAAAGATATTTAGGTCTTTAACATCGGACTCGTTGTGTGACAGCGCGACCCAAGCAGATTGTTCATCAGCAGCATTAAAGCTGTGTAATGACTCTGAGCCAAGTACGCGATCTTGTAGAATACGTGCAGCCCTTATTGTTGCGTAGCGTCTAGCTGCTTCAGGCATTTCATCGAAACTAAGGAGAACAACAATGTCCACTTCAATGGTGTCTGTAATTGTGTAGGTGTTTTTAATACGGTCATAAAGCCGCATACCACGTTGTACTAGGTCGGACTCTGAAGACATTCGGAGTGCTGTAGTGTCTACGTGTAGACAGTTGGCAGGTAAGGCAATCTCATTGCTGGCATTAGGTGTCAGATTGAATTTCAAGTCTGTGTTAAACGCCCAGCCCATTGACTGAACATCACGACTTACATTATCTAAAGTCTGTTCTGCTAGGCTTGCTTCTACTAAACCAGAGGTCAGTGAGTTAACAGGAGATTCACCAATCGTAGCCAACAAGGTATTTACAGCTTCTAGCTTGGTTGTTGGATTCATTAGTTTTCCTTCAATAAAAGAAAAAAAAGGGCAGAGAGAAATTAATCCCTCCACCCCTTTGGATAGAACTATACTACTTAGACTGCGTTCAAAGAAATGGCGCAAGCAGGGCGTAGGATATTGTGACCCATAGCGTACTTAGCAACCATCAATGTACCTTGACGATCAATCTGATACTCAGACTCAACGCCTAAGTCCAGCAACTTCACAGTTGCGGCAGCGTCTTGTGAGAAGATCAAACCACGCAAAGCAGCGTAGTTACCACGATATGCGGCAGTACGTGTACTTGTGATTGGCTCAACGTCACCAGAGGCAGAAGATTGGTTAGTGCTAGGTAGATGATTACTCATCATAATCTTAACACCACCGACTTGAGGCACTACGCCTGAAGCTACGGAACCTTCACCGCCAACATCACGGTTCAACCATGCTGCGTTAGCAACACTAGGCACGTTAAGTAGCGCGTAGTATTGGGCAGGTGGTAGTACACAAACCTTATCACCGCCTACGTCTTTCTTATCGAACTCTTCAAGAGCCGCGTAGATAGCCGCGACAATCTTAGCACCGTCAAGAGCGTGAGCAGTTGTAGTACCAATGTTGAAGTTAGCAGTGTAAACCTCATCTGCAAAAGAAGCGCCAAACGCTGTAGCTGCTAAAGAAGAAGTAGTGATTGAAGCTGCTTTTGCAATGATACGCGCTACGTTACGATCAGAAACATTTGCTAATGCGTTGCCTGACTCCTTAGAGTAGATAGAACGTACATCATAATGGTTCATTGCCTCATCAATTTTGGCAATAAATTGTGTGCTGATTAACAAATCATCAACGGTAACGATACGCTCACCGTGTTTGATTGCATCAGCTTGAATTAACGTACCAGCCGTGTGGTACTTTGCAGAACCAGTGCCAGTTAATGGGAATGATGCAGACTTACCATTGGAAATAGTACGAGTGCGGTGTAGCGGCATGAAGACGTTCTT